AATATAAATTCTTTTAATATTATACATCCAACTTATGTAATTACTACAGTAGAAGAATTACAAAATTTAAAATTAGTAGTAACAAACAAAGATAGTTCTGGCTCAGAATTACCAACAGTATCGAATGGTACTATTACAAATTATACATGGAAAATAAATGAACAAATTATTAAAAATGGATCTGGTGTTGAAAATTCTTTTTATATACCAACAGAAAGTGATGTAAATGAAATAATAACTTGTACAGTTACTGCAACTTCTACATATGATCCAACATTAACTGTTAGTAAAGTTGCTTATTTGCAGATTATATTTTCAGATTCTTAATCAATTAAATTATTTTTAAATTATGGAAAAAAATCAATTTGAGAAAAATATGCAACATATATTTGATCTTCCAGAAGAGACAAACGAATCTATTCCTACTAATTTTGAAGAAATTCTAGAAGAGTCGAAAGACATTTCTATTATAAATAATGAGGAAGATAAAGAAAAAGATCTTCAAAAAGATTATAGAACTGTTAGAAAAAATCTAAGAGATATAGTTAAAAAAGGAACAGAAGCAATCGATGGAATACTCATGGTTGCTTCGGAAGGACAGAATCCCAGAGCATATGAAGTCGTTTCTCAACTTATTAAAAGCGTTTCAGATGCAAACAAAGATTTGTTGCAATTGCACAAGCAAATGAAAGAGATTCGCAGAGAGGACGACAATTTCGTTCGGGGTCCTTCTACCGTCAATAATTCTATATTTGTAGGAAGCACCAAAGAACTTCAAGAATTATTGAAAAACAAGAAAAAAGAATTGATGAAATTAGAAGATGAGAATATAGTCAATGACGGAGAATAATTCTTCATATCTTGGTAATCAAAATATTAAAGGATCAAACGTAAGAGTATCTTTTACTCCAGAACAAGTAGAAGAATATATCAAATGCTCTGAAGATCCAATTTATTTTATTGAAAATTATGTTAAAATTGTCAATCTAGATGAAGGATTGGTAAATTTTAAGATGTATGATTTTCAAAAAGATATGATTCGAACTGTTCACAAAGATAGATTCGTAATAGCAAAACTTCCACGACAAACAGGAAAGTCAACATCTGTTGTTTCATATCTTCTTCACTTTGTTTTATTCAAAGATAATATGAGTGTTGCTATTCTTGCAAACAAGCAAGATATTGCAAGAGATCTTTTGGCTAAACTCAAAGTAGCATACGAGTATCTCCCAAAGTGGTTACAACAAGGTGTTGTCGAATGGAACAAAGGTTCTATTTTATTAGAAAACGGATCAAGAATAAAAGCAGCCGCAACTTCCTCGAGCGCTATTCGTGGTGGTTCTTATAACTGTATCTTTCTTGACGAGTTTGCTTACGTTCCTCCTCACATTGCTGATGATTTTTATTCATCTGTTTATCCTACCATTTCTTCTGGTCAAGAAACTAAAATTCTTATCGTTTCTACACCAAACGGTTTGAACATGTTTTATAAAATATGGACGGATGCAGAAAATAGAAGAAATTCATTCATTCCCGTAGAAGTCCACTGGAATCAAGTTCCTGGAAGAGATAATGAATGGAAGAAAAAACAAATTGCAAATACTTCAGAACAACAATTCCGAGTAGAGTTCGAATGTTCATTTATTGGTTCTACCAATACTTTAATAGATCCAACAAAATTAAAGGTCATGGCATATAATGACCCGATATACAAAAACGACCAAGGTGTCTGGATTTACGAGTACCCAGAAAAAGACCATTTATATACGATGGTGATAGACACCTCTAGAGGCCAAAATATTGATTACCATGCTTTTGTCGTAGTTGATATTACTACTATACCATATAAAGTAGTTGCCACTTTCAAAAATAATGAAATTTCACCGATCATCTATCCAAATCTAATATATCCTATAGCCAAAAAATACAATGATGCGTATATTTTAGTAGAAATTAATGATATTGGAAGCCAGATAGCAGACATTCTTCATTCAGAATTTGAGTATGATAATATTCTTTCATCTGTCTTCAAGGGAAGAAAAGGACAGATGCTAAGTAGCGGGTTTGGGGGAGGAACTTCAATGTTTGGTCTTAGAACCACCAAAGCCGTAAAACGACTTGGCTGTTCTCTAATGAAAAGCATGATTGAAGATGATAAATTGCTAATTACTGATTATAGAATAATTCAGGAATTGGTCACTTTTATCACAAAAAGAACCTCATACGAGGCAGAGGTAGGTCACAATGATGATTTGGTCATGTGCCTAGTTCTATTTTCTTGGCTCACAAGCCAAGAATATTTCAAAGAACTAACAAATCTGGATATGAAAAAGAATATTTTTAATGATAAAATCAAGCAATTAGAAGAAGAAATCGTTCCATTTGGGTTCATAGAAGATGGAAGAAAAGATGAGGTGGAAGTAGATAACTCTGGAAATGCTTGGTATACAGTATTTTAAACAGCAAAATATTTAAAAATATAAATAAAATCGAAACGTATATTAAGATTTTTCGAAAAAGGAGAGATAAAGATGGCATTTCAACTAAGCCCAGGTGTAAATGTAACCGAAAAAGATTTGACTCTAATAGTACCTGCAGTTGCAACAACACCAGCAGGCATTGTTGGACCCTTTCAATGGGGACCAGGAAATGAAAGAACCCTTATAACAAGTGAAACGAATTTAATAAAAATGTTTGGTGGTCCTCTTTCTTCATTAGATTCCGGAATCTCTGAAGATTACGCAACATATTGGTTTTCTGCTAGTAATTTTCTTTCTTATGGAACAAATCTAACAATTGTTAGAGCACTAAGTAATTTATACCATACTGCAAGTAATGTTTATTCTACAGGAGAAACAGATTCTGAGGGAGAAGACATCACGACTTCTGGTATTCCTGTATCAGATGAAAGTGGTTTTTGGAAAGGAATTTTCAGCGAAATTTCATTTAGAGAATTTATGGAAGGAAATTCAAACACTACTATCAAATTTTCTGCTAGATACGCAGGATCATTAGGAAATAGTCTAAAGGTTGTAGTTTTAGATTCTGGTGTTGATTTTGAACAATCAACAGATGCAGTTTTAGTAGAATATTCTAAATTATTCGATTCTGCTCCTGGAACATCTTTATATCTTGAATCTATAACAGGAAGTACTGAGGTTAATGATGAAATCCATGTTCTAGTTATAGACGAAAAAGGATTATTCAGCGGTACTAAAGGTACTGTTTTAGAAAAATTTGAATTTTTATCAAAAGCATTAGATGCTAAATTACCAGATGGAACTAACAATTACTGGATGAATAAAATTAACAATGAATCACAATATATTCATGCAATAAATGCTCCAGTATTAGAAACAAGTTCAACTAAATTAGGCTGGGGAGAATCTGTTCTTTCTTTAGATGACACAAAAACTTCATTTAAATTAATTTCAGATACTGATAAATATGAAGAATTTACATTAAGTGGTGGTTCATTGGAAGGTTCTGGTTCTTGGGATCAAATTTCAGGTTCTACTCTTGATGGAAATATTATTGAATTTTATCAAAATAACTTTGGTGATGCAGAAACAACAGATGTTTCTCTTTTGATTGCAGGACCAGTTTCTGGGTCTGCCGCAAAACAAATAGTTCAAATTGCAGAATCAAGAAAAGACTGCATCGCATTTATTTCACCAAAACCACAATCTGGATCTTTGGAAACTTTATCACTTGAAGATGTAACCAAATATTTTGGCACAGATGTAAATTATCCATCATCATATGGTGTAGCAGATTCTGGATATAAATTACAATATGATAGATTTAACGATGTTTATCGTTATGTTCCTCTTTGTGCAGATGTTGCAGGTTGCTGTGTGACCACAGATCTAAATAGAGATCCTTGGTTCTCTCCCGCAGGATTTGATCGTGGTCGAATCAAGAATGTCATTCGCCTTGCATTTAATCCAAATAAAACCGAAAGAGATGAATTATACCGAAGAGGTATTAATCCTGTAGTTTCATTCCAAGGAGAAGGAACTGTTCTTTACGGCGACAAAACAATGTTAAGAAGACCAAGTGCATTTGATAGAATCAATGTCCGAAGACTTTTCATTGTTCTTGAAAAAGCAATTGCAACCGCATCTAAATTCCTACTCTTTGAATTCAATGATGACTTTACCCGTGCTCA